CGCGGATGTTCTTAACCATCTCGTCGTGAGCAACGATCTGGTTCGCCATCCACTCAAACTCACCAGAGCCGTCAGTACCAAAAGCATCTGGATTGTTCAGGACCTCAACACAAGGGATGAACTCCATTGTGTTTTTGAGAGTCTTCTTATCAGTAAACGCGTACTCCAGGTCAGGGTTATCGAAACCGATCTCCTGCTCACTGTGCTGCTCTTGAATCTCCGTGGCGGTGATCCTGAGGCGCATGTAGCGCTTATCAGTACTCAGGCCGACGCCCTGGAAGCCTTTCTTGGATTTGACCTTATATGGATAGATGATGATGACTTCTTCTAAGTCACCTTCGGGAGAGTAGTAAGTGCGGTAAGAATCGCGATCGAACCAATAAATACGATAAGTTTTCTGAGTTGGTCGGATATAGAACAGTCCCTTACCGTAAGCCAGGAAACGATCCCAGATGGAGTCGAGCCGAGCATCAAGCTTGTTGAATTTGATGACTTGCTGGACGAAGTCATAGCGCTGTGAACCGAAGTTGTCCTGCTGCGGGTAGAACTCGACACCCTGCCGAATCCCAAACATCTTCATTTGGGACAGGTGCGCGTTCACCAACATGGTGTCCGCAGGGCCTGTACTGTCGCGAGAGACTACCGACTTAAGGATAGACTCAAGTTGTGATTTAGCACTATCGCCCATTCTGTTTGTTAGGTCTACTGATCAATATCGTAACCAGCTTCTATACGTTTGAAAGTAATGACTCCGTCCTCAGCTTCAACATCAAAGCGTTCATTGGGTTGAAGTGAGAGGTCGTGGCACAACTCATCCGGTAGAGGGATGACAGCAGAACCATAAGCATCTTGCTCAAGCTCCACTTCGTAGTAGCTGGGTGACATCGCGTTTGAATACATATAGTTTAAATCGTCAATACTCTAACTCCAATTTGCCTCTAGTCATTAGTCCGTTACAAAGCCAGACCAGAGCGTCAACACAGTCATCGTGAGAGCTAACTCCAAAGTTAACGATCTCATCCTGAAGTGCCTGGAATTTCCTATATTTATTAAAGGTGATCTTGCGCTGCTCGAAGAGACCCATGATGCCACGGAAACGAGCAACCTTGTCTCCACGGAATCCTTTTACCGGGTGCCAGTTCACGTTGTAAAGACCGTGTTCTCCTTGGCAGATACGTTTAAAGTCTGCCTCCAGGGATGCCTGGTAGGCCACAGCTTCTGACCAAACTTCGATACTGCTACCTGTAGGGAAATATTGATCTTTTTCTTTGTGTACAACACCCCACTCTTCCATCATCTCCATTAAAGCTTCTAATTTTTCAAGGTTTCCCATGATGCGAAGTCTCTTACAATCAATGATGTGTATCTTCCCTCCCACTCGCCCTCCCATCACGAAGACCGTATAGTCGTTTCGTTCTCTGACACCTGCAGAAAGATCGACTCCAATTCCTAAAGTATCGAATTGAGTGGCGATTTCACCTTTGACGATCAAATCAGGAGAAAGAGAAAGTTCGCTGGTTTGAACGACCTGATTTTGGTACTGGAAAGAAAAAGCGATTGGGGCTTGGCGCCGCCGGTCGCGCAAATAATCGAGCGACCACATTTCCGGCCAGTACGATTGTTCATCACCGTTCTTGTCTACGGAAATAGCTGATTGGACGATTTGCACCCAGTTGTTGGCTGGAATGAACGTGGAGTTATGAATGTCGTCATGGCGGAAGCGGGTGCCAAGACAGATCGCACGACCACCCTCAAACATCGTCGGAACAATAACTGAGTTCCAGTTATCTTCCATGGCTTGCCGGATATCCCGGTCTTTGATGTCATCCGCACTCTTGATGGCGTCATCAATGATGCAAAGGTGTGAACGCTTCGAGGTCACCGCACCCTTGAGACCTGCACAACAGACCGTGAACTCTTCTTCACCTGCTGTCCGAATCCCGGCGAACTTCCAATCGATACTCCAATATTCGTTTGAGTTGATTCCCTTTGCGATCTTAACGGTGGGAAAGATCTCCTTATAAGCCTTACTCTCCTCAATGATCCTCTTGATTGCTGCGCTCTTGGGTCGTGCCACATCAACCGTGTAGGAGATGTAGAGGATTTTCAAAGGTTTCCGCGCCAGAGCATGAACACCAACAGCCCAGGCTGTGTACAAACCTAAGATCGTCGATTTCGCACTACCGCGTGGCGCCAGGATGTCGATATTCGGTCCGCCGATACCAATCAGACATTCAGAGTCCTCACCAGTACACAGATACTTATGCCATTCCTTGTGGTGCGTTGCAGGGGGCTTATCACCGACTACATCACAGAAATACGCAAAATCTGTACGTGCGCGTTCGATATCAATGCTCGACGTCTTCTTTACAACACGCTGCTGAGCAGCAGCACGTGCTGTACGTCGATATACACTATAGATACTTGTACCTGCCATGCACAAAGCATAGCGTAAGGATCCTACGATTCTTCTTGCAAAATCTTAGTCCAGACGCCCATTGAGGCCTCCTGGAGTGGACCTTCAATCGGATCATCACGGAAGATCGTTAACATCTCACGAAGTGCCCGGTCAGCACCAGCAAGAATCAAACCTTGCTTGTCCATCAATACCTTTTCATCATTCAACTGCTTGATCGAACCACGCAGCTCCTTCTGCATCATCGCGATGCGTGATGTACCCATATCTTGCTTCACCATCCCCATGTCGATCGCATCTCGCAACTTGGAGATGTCCATCGTCATGTGATCAATTTCCATCTCCAGAACAGCAGCAAAATCCCGTTTCTTGAAGTTCTCCGTAGACCACTCGTCACATTCGACGATCGTTCCGGTGAATCCCAGAAAACGGGCGTACAGATAGATCTGGATTGGTGTTCGGGCTCTTTTGCAAAAAGCTAGAAAGGATTCACGGTCTTTGTCGGTCAGTTCGTGAATCCAATCCATCATGTCCGATATTGGCTTTGCGCCTGCTCGTAATCCCTGTTCTCTTTATAGCGCCGGAACATCTCTGCTTGCAACGCAGTAGCACGTTGTTCTTCTGCTGTTTTTCCGACGGTCTTCCGTTGCTCTTCACCAGTGGTGCGGACCGTGGCACGCTGCTCCTGACCGATGGTCTGTTGCGTTGCACGCTCTTCTTGACCCCTGGTTTGCGTGGTCAAACGTTCCTGTGCACCAGTGGTCTCGATCGCTCTGCGCTGTTCAGTACCACGGGTCTGGATCAAACCAGTCTCAATCTGACCGGCTTGTGCTTGCGTCAGTCGAGTTTGTTGTCCAGTTTCACCAATGGTGAGTCGCTCCTGACGTCCAGTCTCACCAACCGTGAGCCGCTCCTGACGTCCAGTCTCACCGATCGTGAGCCGCTGCTGACGTCCAGTTTCACCAATTGTGAGTCGCTCCTGTCGACCGGTCTCGCCAATCGTGGCGCGTTGCTCCTGACCCCGGACCCGAGTCAACCCGGTCTCGATCTCACCGGCTTGCTTCTGCGTTAACCGCGTTTCAGCACCAGTCGATTGAATACGGCGGATGTCCTGGCCAGCGAAGAACTCAGCATTCGTACGGTCAAGCTGAGCTCCAAGCTCCATGTTCAAGCGGGCTTGCTTTGCACTAGCTTCATTCAACGCAATTTGCGTCGATAAAGACTGTGTCGGAACAGGAGTAGGCTTCGGCGGCGGTGGGGCCGGAACGTACTTGACCTTTGTCTTTTTCTTCTTTTTACCGCCCATTACAAATACCCGTACGTTGTAATTTTAGATCAACCAAACCGGCGTCCAGTTCCTAATGAAGCGAAACGGCTTGCAGCATCCTGTTGTGTCGCCATTGCCATTGCTTCCTTGAGGAAAGCATCAGCAGCACCACTCATCTGCTTCTGCTTAGATTCCATAATGGCCTGCTGCGCCAGGGGTTGTTGTTGCTTGAAAGCTAGGAAGTCCTTACTGGCGGCCAGTGCGCGAGACGTTGCCTCTGAAGCAGATCGACTCAGCAGAGGATACAAAAGGTTGGCCTGTTCTGCAGTCTGGGCCAATGTACTTGCTCGATCAATGTCGCGCATCTGCTGATAGAGCGGCATCATCCGAGTCGCAAAATCGATTTGCGCGTCAGTTGCGGCTTGTGTCCCTTCAGGGTCGAGTGCAGGTGCAGTCCTGACCTCACTCTCAGTAGACGAAGGGGGAGTGGGGGGTACGAGTGTCGTTCTGTATGCCTCTTCAGCTTGAGCGAGTCGCACCTTGTCATCAGCCTTCTCTAAAGAAAGCTCCAGTGGTGTTTTTCTGTTGTAAGGATTCTCAGGCCCCAGCAAACCACCACTGATGGTCCTTAAAAGGTTGTTAGCTCCCTCGAGGAAGCCTTCATAAATGTTCGAAGGACCTCCCATGTCCTTTTTGAGCGTAATCTTGGGGTCATACCCCTTGCTCTTTAGATACTGAATCCTGAAAAGTTCTTCTGGTGTCATATCACTGGTACTGATAAACACGACCCAAATTTTGGCCGGCCTGCTGCATAGCGGTCAGACCTGCCTGGAGACCAGCTTGCTGAGCACGTTGCTGCATTGCGGCGCGGGTCGCGATGTTCTGGCGGATACCAGCTGCGGCCATGCCTCGCTCGAAATCTTTCTTCGCAGTGGCCTCACGAAGAGCCTCGACCTCAGGCATGATCGTGCGGAATACATCACGCTGCGTCTCAGCATCTTTTCTGGTTTGCAGACGCTGCCCCAGCCCTGAACCGTAAAGAACATCTAAGGGGCTGCCTAATGGAGAAGTCGGACCGTACATGCCCATTCCCGGGGGAAGTGCAGCACCGCCATAACCAGGTTGTCCAGGAGTTCCGCCATAACCAAGAGTGCCGGCACCAACTTGAGTAGCAGTGCCAGCAGCTTGTTGAGCACCAGGGGCAATGACGCCTGCAGCTGTCGGCGCAAGTGCAACGGCTGCACCAGGGATTGCGTAGCTAAGACCTTTCGAGATCGCGCCTGCGAGTTGAGGTTGGCCGATCATGCCGGCGAGACGAGGTCCTTGAGCGGCTGCTTGCTGAGTTAATCCGGTTACAGGACCACGTAATCCTTTGCCGCCGAGGAAGCCGATGCCTCCGGAGACGAGTGCTTCAAGGGGACGTCCTTCTGTCAGAGGTTTATAAGCCGCAGAAAGACCGATGATCTGCGGTAAATATTGCATTGCATACCTACTAACAGCAGGCAATGCACTTACTAAAGTCCCGGCGGCCATAACTTAATACTTCTCCTTATGTTAATTAGTTTAATTTAGGTAACTTTTGGATCACAACCCACCGGCGAATCCAGCGCCAGCACCAACGGCGGCGCCGATCGGACCACCGGCAGCAAATCCTTGTAAGCCGCCCATCAGCGCACCGCCAATTGCGCCACCAAACCCTTTTCTAGCAGTTCCTTCGTACTCAGCGAAATCAGGCTCGCGGGTCGGGGTGTACAAGAACATGTCATCACCCAGCGCTTGGATCGATGGCGTAGCTTTTTTATCCTTGTCTTGGTTCTGACTATTAATGTAATTAGCCATTGCGCTACCGGCCATCTGCGTACCTGATTTCTTATTACCGCCACCCAATATCTTTCCAAACATTCCAGCCATGCGGGTAGCTGAAGCACGTGACGCATCACTGGGATTGAAGAAACTTCCGGGTTCGCCAATACCGAAACCACTGGAAGTCTTACCACCAGGCAGAACACCGCCGAAAGCAGAAGAATTCTGATCAAAAAGATCTTGTGTAGCCTCTGCGCTCGGTCCGTATTTACCCCCTTTTACAAAATCAGCAGGATTAAAGGAAGCCATATTACAAATCAGGTATAAAGGTAATTTTATCAGTACTGAGGAATACCACCAAGCATGGACTGGGCCATGGCCATGGGGTCAAATAATTTGGAACCAGACATCGGCTGATTCATCGGCGTACGTGCCTCAGCACGTGCCTGCGCCATCATCATTTCGTGTTGTTGACGCTGCTCTTGTAAGTAGAGCGACTGTTCGAACTTCCGTGCAGCTAAACGCTCATTGCCGAGCTGACGTTCGGCATCAGCCTGGAGCTTGGCATCGATGATGCCGTACTCAGCAGCTTCACGAGCAGCCACTGTGCTCATTGCATTTGTGTAATCAGTTTCAGGCTTTGTAAGTAAGCCGCCAACCAGTCCTGCAGTACCTGCAACAGTGACGACCTGCGATACAGGGTTAGCGATTTTGCCAGCCATGGCAGCGGCTTTCTCAACAGGAACTCCGGCCACCCCCTGTGCAACGGATCCGACTAAACCGCCTTTATCTGCAAAACGTGAGGCAAATTCAGCAACTGGAGGTGCACCAGCCATTACAGCCTTTTCGGTAGCGCGACCAGCCACGCCACCAAGTTTCCCAAGTGCTTCTCTTGATTTGTTGAACCCCTTTACAAAGTCTTGACGACCTTTTTCAGTTTGGAAATATTTAAGGAGTTGTTCTCCTGCTATTCTTCCTAATTCGTTCATTAGATGTTTACTCCGCTAGCACCAGGGAACTTACTGGCCGTATTAGGACTACGCTCGTTAGATGCATAGTTTGCTGGCTGTGATACCAGTCTATCAAGGTTCTCCGGGCGAACCATTTCTTCCGGTTCGATAATTCCTCGATCACCGGCTTCGATATAAGCTTTCAAGAAATTAGATGCACGATCGTCATACGCAGGATCACCGAATGCAGACTCCTGAGTTTGAGCAGCCATATCAATCTTTGCCTGTGACTCAGGACTAACACTCGAAAAAGTCTCACTCCCAGCGAAGAACCCAGGCTGCCTAGGGTTCGTTTGCTTCAACTTGCCGGCGAACTTACTCTGAAGACCTGCTGTTTTGACAGGCCCCAAAGTCCCTTCAGCGGGTGACTTTCCGCTTAAGAAATTTTCGTCGGCAACATTTGTTCTTCGAATGTTACTTACCATTATCAGGAAGCAGTGTTAACTTTTGCAGTGATGTCTTCAGCAGCCTTACGTTGTTCGAGGGGCATGCCGTTTTGCTCCAGAAGGCGGACTTTCTGAGCAGCTGCACCAGGAAGCCAGGACTGGGCCATATGCACAGCCAGCTTCTTGATTTCATCAGCAGACAGTTGACCGTCAGCCACAGATTCGACAGCAAGCTCAAAAGCTTTATCAACCTTGGAGCCGTCCCAGTTGCTCAAGTTCTTATCAAGAACTGGGTCGATGATGTCGTAGGCTTTCTCAACAAGGGGGCCATATTTGAGAATGGCCATGGCAGTCATATTCTTCTTCAGGAACACCGCCAGGGCAGTGACCGCTGCGCCGAGAAGGGACGCAATAATCGGTTCGAGGAAGGACATGGTTTCAGAGTATATATGAATATATTACTCTCGATTACATATTGCCCATAAACTTGTTGACCACATCCTCGTAGAAAGGAGAACCTAAGCCAACAGTTTTACGTGCCTGTTCTTCTGCCCGCATGCGTTTTTGATCAACTTTCGGTTCAGCTGCAGGTGCCTGAGCTTTTTGGAGCAGTGCACCGATCTCGCGACCTTTATTACTTACAAAAGGACCGGCAGTTTCAGGCGTCGGAACAAAAGACTTACCACCACGAGACATCTGCTCTGTTGCATCTGGAAGTACGTTTCCACGCTCCAGCATCTCGGACATCAATTCACGATTTGAAGGCATAGCAGTACTGGGAGCAGGTTGACTGGGCTGTGCACCGAGAACATTTCCACGTTGCAACATTGATGCCATTAACTCAGGCGAAGCAAGTAAGCCTCCACGAATCGGATCCTCCACGTCCGCAGCCATGTTGCTAATGTAAGTGCCAGAGTGAATACCTGCATCAAGGTCCCGCTTGCTGCCACCAGAAGGATATTTTTCAAGATGGCTATCGGGAATCCGTTTATCTCCTTTATATCCAGTCTGATCACGCTCACGGATCATTCTGTTTAATGCTTTTGCTTCCTTCATCGTCGCATCTGCCTCCCGAATCATGGAAGCACGAT